AACGGATTAATCATTTCAAGGAATGGTTAAATCAGTTACAGGCTAAAGAAATAACAGAAATAACAGATGAAATATTTCAAGATATTGTTGCAGAATTAAATAAATATAAAAATATAGATATTTCAACAATAGGTAGGGATAAAATGCAAGATATATTAAAAAAATTAGGTTATAATAAATTATATGAACATATACCATTTATATTAAATAAATTGGTAAATGTTAATCCACCTAAAATAGATAAGGAAACAGAAGATACATTTATTGAAATGTTTACTAAAATTCAAGAACCATGGGAAATTCATAAACCTAAAGGTAGAAAGAATTTTTTATCATATCCATACATTTTATATAAATTTAGTGAGTTACTGGAAAGAGATGATTTATTAGGTTTCTTCCCAATGTTACAACCGCAAAAATTAATGGAACAAGATATTATATGGCAGAAATTTTGTAAACATCTTAAATGGGAATATTATCCTACTGTATAAAAATATTAAAATATTATATATATGGCTAATTCGTTACTGAAAATCTGATATTTCTTTATAATTAATATTAGTTTTTTTTCATGGATTGGATTATGAACGCCACCAATTTTATTTTAAAGTTGTAAATATTTATAATGATATTTTATTATATAATTAGTTTCATTTTAAAAGATAAAATATATAATAATTATATGACAACTTATCAACGCAAACTTATCACAGGTATCCCCAAGGGTCAAAACTGGGGTTGTTTTTCATTTCTCCGCTCCAAAGATGAAAATGAAAAAATTACCGTAGTCGGTATCCGTCTCGCTGGTGTTTATATGACGCTTGATGAAGCTCAAAATCGTGCAAAAGAAGTTCAACAAGAAGATAATCGTTTTCATGTTTTTGTCGGTGAAATTAATGGTGATTTTCTTCCATTTGATCCAGCTCCTAATTCAGATGCAGCAGGTGAATCAGAATATTCTAACGAACAACTTAATGCTATAATGAAGGGTCATGAAGAAAGCCAAAAGAATGCTAAATTATTTCATGAATTAAGAAAGACTGAAAAAATGATTGATAATATTAATGAAAATATTGAAGCTCAAAATAAAAATAAAGAAGAGTTAAAACAAAAATTAAGCAAGGCTAAAAATGTTGAGGAAGCAAAGACACTTACTACATGTTTAGATAATATTGATTCTCAAATTAATAAATTAGAAGAAAGACTTAAGGAATGTTCTGAAAATGAGACTAAGCTTAAAGAAGAAACAGCTGGTCTCAAACGTCCTCAAGAATAAACTAACATATCCGAAGCAAAGGTTATCATTTGCGGGATGATTTTTAAGCTACAAATCCCAAAGATGTTAGCGAATGGAGGGATAATAAATAAAAAATTTAAATAATAATTAAATTTTTTATAAAATCAAAATTGATTAATTAATGAATTTTTTCAATAATTAAATTAGATGCTTTTTTACGTTTGGATAATAACATAGTGGGATCAAAAACCTCTATTTTTTTATTCCAGTTTTTATCATATTTTTTATCATGATATTTTTTATATTTTCTTGAGCCCATTGTAAATGATGGTGTTTCTTTAGCTCTATACCAAAAAACTTTTTCAGTAATGTCTTTACTATGAATACGATTATTGATAACCATACATCCAAAATTTTCAGTAAGGTCTAAAAAAACTTGTGAGAATGTATTAAAATCGGGAAACATACCTGCATAATGTTCGTATAAACGTTTTCTATTATTAATAAAATCTTCAGCTAATAAAAAAATAAAATCAAAATTACTTCTCATTTCAGGTGGGATACCTAGTGAGAATTGCATTGTAAGAATAAATGACATTTTATAATGGCGACCATTAAAAAATAATTCTGAAATTTGTGGTTCTTTAACCCATGTTCCTTTACTACTCATACAATCATCCATAATTAATATTAAACGCCCATCTTTCTCTTTCTTTCCTTCTTTACGTCTTCTTTCATTGTCGTTACTAATTTGTTCTTGGCGTTGATAAATTTTATCTAATATATTACTATTATATTCATCATAGATATATAATTCAGGAATAAATTCAGAATAAAATTTGTTAAGTTTTTCTGTTTTACTAATTGCTATAGCATTAGGTATATCTCTCATATGAAATAAAATTTCACGAGTTAAATAACTCTTACCAGATGCACGTTTAGCAATCATAGCAATTGTTACGAAATCTGGCATACTTTTTATATCAAATTTTTTTATTAAAAGACTATTATTTCCATATCTTATATTCTTAGTAGTCATATTATAATTCTATAGATTTTTATTCTACAAACTAATCGTTTTAGAATTTAGGAATTGACATATATACATTAAAATCTTTTATTTGTTCTTTTGTAAAATTAATATTTAAATAACTATAAATAATGATTATAAAACATATTATTACAACTGGAATTTTAATTATATTAAATATTTTTTTATATAAGGGGAGATTTTTATCATTTTTTATAGTTTGTGGATATTGTAACCAAATGATTATAATAATTAATAATATTACAACTTGAATTATCATTATAATATGATTTAAAATATTTTATTTTATATCATATTATAATAATGGATAATAATCGTATAATAAAATACTTTTTAATTGGATTGATTGCATTTATAGCAATTCGTTATGTTCCATCAAATGCTCTAAGTGACCTAGAAATAATTGCTGTATCAATGATAATATCAATGGGATATGCTATTATTGATAAAATATTACCATCATATTAATTATTTTATAAATTATTTTTATATATTTTTAGATATTAAGATAGTTATTAAAAAATTTCTCTCTTGATTTCTTTTCAGCTTTTTCATTAGTATTTACAGTATGTTTCATATCACTATTTGAAAAAATATCTTGATAATTTTCAGCATTTTCTTCTGGATTATAAGTTATTGTATCTGAATCCAGGTCCTTTAATATTTTATTTTTAATATCACTATTATTATTCAAATCATTATGTGAAGCATTAGAATGTGTTCTAGTTGCAGTATTATGACTTTGTTTAATTGATTCATGAACTATACGTTTCAATGTAGATGATGATTTTCTATCGGAATGATGTCTATTCGTATTTTGTGGTATCATATTTTGTTGCATCATATTTTGTGGCATCATATTTTGCATATTTTGTGGCATCATATTTTGCATATTTTGTGGCATCATATTTTGCATATTTTGTGGCATCATATTTTGCATATTTTGTGGTATCATATTTTGTGGTATCATATTTTGCATATTATTTGCTGAATGATTATTAACTGTAAAATTATTATTAATATCATTTGAATCTGTTAAAACATTATTTTTATTAATTATATTTAATATTTTTTCATTAATATTATGTTCATTTGGTTCATTATTATTGAAATTAACATTATTACCACCGGTCATATTATTTGGATTATTTATATATATACCACCTCTTATATTATTTTCTTGAACTGGTAATAAATATTTATCAAAATTTTGTATTATTTCATTATTCGGCTCTATATTTTTATCTAACTTTTGTTCTAATATTTGTTCTAATTTTTGTTCTAATTTTTGTTCTAATTTTTGTTCTAATTCAAGCTCAATAGGTATATCTAATATTAAAGGCATATTATATACTTCAAATAAATCTAATGATTTTCCATCGAACATTTTTTCTCCTAAAAATTTATCAAAAATAGCTCCCAATGGTAATAATCTTCTTATTGCATTTTCAATACAGCATCCGATAATTCTTATAATTTCGCAATAATTTTTCTTTTGTTCTAATGATGAATATTCATGATAAAAAAGAAAAGGATCTACCCAAAAGTGACGAGCACATTCAATATATATAGTATGAATAAATAATGACATATCAATATCTTTTTTCATAGCTTCAGAAGGTTCTAATCCATTAATTAATATATTTAATTTAAAAATAGATTGTATTAATTGAATAATCCAAGGATATTCCTTTGTTTTAAAATTAATTCTTTCAATCTCTTTTTTAACAATATCTGTGTCCCATGATGGTATTGATTTTAATAATAATTGAAATGTTTTTAATATATTATTTTTTGTACTGTTTTTTTTTGATTCATTATATAAATGTTGAAGTCCTTCTAAAATAACAGGTGTTAAAACCTGACATAATAATGTTGTATATTCTTTTTTAAGTTCTATCATACATACAGTATTCATTTATATTAATAACTAGAAAAATTAATTGTGAGATAAAATTTTTAAAGAAATTTTATCTTACACAATTGGATATATTAGTTCAATATCCCAAAGGTCGAGATTATAATAAGTCAATCCCATAAAAATATATTTAATTAAAATATATTTTTTTAAGTTTATATTAGTTTAGTTTATATGCAGCTAAATTATTTGTATCATACCCACGAACTTCATCTCTATCATCTTTTCTAATAGTTTCTTCTGTTTTTTCATCTAATGCAGTATTTATAACAATTTTTTCATTCATTTTAGCATAATAAGCTTCGTCTATTTTTTTATTTGTTAATTCTCCTTTGCTAGTTATACCTAAATCTTCTAATTTTTTATAATATTCTTCTTGTGTGTACATTTGTTTAAATTTACTTTCAAGTTGTTCTCTTGCATTATTTTTATTTTTAATACAATTTTCTCTTAAATATGGGGGCTTACTATAACATTTTGGATCAGTGCAACATTTTGTTAATTCAACTTTACGCGAATCATCTAAATTAATAAGATTTTCTTGACCGTTTGTTTTTTTGATATACATTCCAATTAATACACCAAAAATAAATGATATTATTAATAGAAGAACTATATCTAAATTTATTTCCATTAATAATATAAAGAAATTATTATTATATTATTCAATTAAATTATTAATTTCTTTTTTATCTTTTGTTGATAATGTAATAAAATCAATTGTTTTATCAATTTTTAAACATAATTCTAAATCTTTTATATCAAAATCTTCTTTATATTTTTTTAATATATTTAATATGTAATGTGTCTGTTTTGTTGATATTATATGATTTGATAATCTACATAATAATAAAATTTCTTCTATTGTTCTTTTTCCAATAATTTTTTCTAAATTCATAATATTTTTTTTATTAATATTTTTTAATGATGTTTTATTTAAATCAGCGCTAAATTTAATTTCAGATGGTGTTATTTTTCGTGTCATTTTACTTGATATATAACTAATATTATAACATGTATAAAATCCATGAATATCCTGTAAATACCAATTTTGATCTGTATAAATGCTTGTTTCAATGTTATCTCCCATGGATATAGATTCACTAATCTCAACCATTTGTTGAATTTGTTCTGTAAATGTTATTTTATTTTTAGGTGATAAAATTTTTTTATAATAATTTTCATGTATCATCAATGGTATTAAAACTTTATCAAGTTCATATAATTTGTAATTCTTTTCAAAATTAGTTTCATTATTCAATAATTCTAAAGATGCATCAAATAACCCAATACTCGTATCTTTTATAATTGACTTTTCAATAAAGGTATTAATATCTTTAACATTTAATGATTTATAATTATAATTATATTCTTGTAATAAATTGATTAATCTTCTAACATCATATTGTGAAAATAATATTAACTTTTCAATTGCATCATGATTTTTAATTTCTATATTTTCTTCCTTACAAATTTTTTGTATAAATTTAGTTAAATCATATGATGATGGTGAAAAAAATTTAATTTCCATGCAATACTTTTTAAGGTCATTTAATAATTTACTATGATTTGTATTTGAAATAAATATTAATGGAAAACTTTTCATTTTTGAATTTGTTTTGAAAATATTAAATACATATTTTTTTTCACTACTTAAACTGATTGATTCAATTTCATCAAATACTATTGCTATTTTCTTATTTTCAACTGAATTATTTTTTGACACCATCTTAAATTTTGAAAAAATACTATTTTCATAATTATAATAATCATCAAACTCATTCTCATTACCATTTCTAAAATTTTTAAGTTCATCAGGGTAAATTACTTTACTTGTATAATTATACTTCCTTAATAATAATTCAATTGCTAATGTTTTGCCTATACCGTGAGAGCCGCTGATAATAATAGAATTATTATTATGTTTATCAAATTTAGAAAGCCATTCATCTATTTTAGATATAGATTGTTTATTACCAACAATTTCAGTAACATCGGCCGGTTTCCATTTATTTATCCATAAATTAGAGTCCATTAAAGATAATAATAATAATTCTTTATAAATTAAAAAATCAATGTTTTTATAATTTCAAGTTTTAAAAATATATAAAAATATTATTTTTAAATATTAGTAAAAAAAGATTATAATAAATAAATATATAGAAAATTTTAATATAAAAATATGTTTAAAAAGTTATTTTAAAAACTTAAGTTTAAAAACTATTTAATTTTTTTCTAAGATTAATATATATATATGTCTCGCAGAACCGCATCAGTTAGATCAGGAAGCACAGTTGATATGGAAGTTGCCAATCTTTTCAAGCTTCAAAACAAATCCCAATTTACTAATGCTCTTTTAGCATTACGTCAACGCTACAAGGATGAAGACCTCGTTGGTAAAATCCAAGACGTTTTTATGCAACGTCATTCATCAATTGTTAAATCAGCCAAGAAATTCGCCATGGCTGTTCGTGAAAAGTATGCCCAACAAAACATTCCTTTCCACCAACTCCTCATGAAGGCTCGTGCCCATGCTAAGAAACACCACTTATCGGAAGCCGAATTTGCTGAATTCCAACGCATCTATGAACAAGAACTCGCCGGCTCCAACTCAAGTGAAGTTATTGCCCCCATGACCAGCATCATGAAGGTCCTCGGTAACATCACCACCGGTGCTGAAGGCTACTTCAAGGTTGATGAAGCTGATTACCGCAACCTCCAAGAAATTCTTAAACTCAACGATGCTTCAAGACCCCTTCACGCTCAAGTTCTTCTCCAAGCCATCCAATATGCTGGCACAGATGATTTATTCCTCCAAAGTGTTATGTTCGAAAAGACCCTCCAAAATCCCGGAGACCACGTTCATCCCGTTATTGCTGCTCTCTTCTTACCCAAGATTAAGACAATTGACGAACACTTTCTCTACTCCAACATGAGTGGTATCATCAAGGCTCGTTACAACCACACTGCCCTCACAACACGTCCTGACTATGAACTCCTCTACAATTTAATCACTGACCCCAACGACGTTGTATGCGATACCCGCACACCAGTTGGCGATTTACTCCACCGCTGCAACCTCCAAAACCAACTCTGGAACTCAGTTCTCCACCTCCGTAACGGTCAATACTTCAACCCATCACTCCGTGAATTCATGACCTCAGTTGATGTTTGCCGTCTCAACAAATTCGATAACCCTGACCTCGTCTATGGTCGTCATGATGGTACTATCATCAAGCGTCTCTTCAGCGCTTTCTCATTCCGCCCAACAGTTGTTGCCACACTCCCTGTTGCTAGCCTCTTCGCCTACAACCCATACTCACAAAACCTCCGCCCAACTGTTACATCAATCCCTATGATTAATGTTCGCCTCAGCAACTTTGGTGCTACTGCTGCTGCTGCCGCTGTTTCAGCTGGTGTTATGGGTGCTCGTCCTGCCATTAACGCTCTCTCAGCTGCTCTCAGCCAAACCAACCAATTCCTTGAAGGTAATGCCGTTGTTAACCGCCACACCAGTGTTATGTTCTCACGTGAAGTCTTAGTCTTCTACGTTGACCGTCGCAGCTACGTCTACACCACTGGCACAACTCTTACCAACCTTGCCCGTTTACCAACATCAATTGCTGGCTTTGAACGCATCAATGATATTTCCCTCACATGGGAACCAACTATCCCCATTGGCGGTGTTAACCCAACCACTGGTGCCCCCAATGACCCTAAGGGTGATGTCTTCGAATTCTGCAGTGCTGTTGTCGCTGATGTTAACACAACAGTTGACTCATCAGTAGGTGGTACCTATGTTGTTGGCTCATCAGCCATTATTAAGAATGCAGGCCAATCAGCTGATACTAACCACTGGGATTATTACCACTACACACCCAGCACCTGCATTGCCAGAAACAGCACATTACCAGTTATCCCCATCGACCAACAAGATACACCATCTGGCGAACTCGGCTGGCAATCACTCATTACCCAAAGAGGTGTTATCCTTGTCTATGTTAACCCAACATACACAGACAAGCCAATCAGCTTCTAAGAACCTTAACTTGTTGTATATATTAAAATTTAATATTAATAATATTAAATTTTAAACAATTACTTTAACTATTAATCCAAAGTTTAAAAATCAAATAATTTAGAAAATCCTTGATTATTACGTCCCGCTCTAACTCCATCAGATTTAGGTAAATCTATTGGTACTATACTATTATAATCATGAATAAATCTTAAATAGGCAATAAGTTCTGTCATAGCTGTTCTAAACATTTGTCTTAATACTTCTTTATTTAATCTAGCAACCTCTTCATCTGTTGGTAATACATTAGTTATATTTTTAAAATATATATGTCTCATTGCTGATACTACTATATGTTTTCTTTGAGGTTCTATTTTAATTTTTTTATTATAACGCTTATAAGTTTCTTCCATAACCATATCAATTAATGCATTATTAATATAATCAATATTATTATCACTAAAAAATTTATATGATATATCATTTGGTTCAATATTTATTAATTTTCCAACAAATTCTCTTTCCTTATCTGTAGGTTTGTATGAGTTATATGATAACATTATATTAATATATATATTTAATTTAGATTATTTTACAAAGTAATAATTACAAAGTAATATTGTATGAATCAATTAAACTATCTTTATTTAATCTAAAATTCTTTTCTGATATTTGCATTATATTATTTGCATCAGCATGTTCGATTAACGAATGACTAAAAACTATCTTTGGATATAATTTACCATTATTATCTTTTATTAATATTTCTTTCTTCTTTCCGTCTATATCTCTATTATATATAACCCATGTATATTCATCATATCTTGATTGATATACTGCCAATTTACCTTGTAATAATTTAGGCATAACAGTTGGTGATAATCCAGTCTTTTCTGTAATATTTAATAATGTGCCTACTCTATTATGAACATATTGTGGAAAGCATTCAATAAGTATATCAGCAATTCTAGTTTTAGTTGAATAATAAATTTCATCTAATAAATTCAATATATCAATATCAGGAGCAACCATTCCATAATCACTATAAACTCCTCCTAATACAAAATTATCTTTCTTTATAATTCTCTTCAAATCTTTTAATATTTCTTCCTCAATATATAATGTTCCATTTAGTGGAAAATTATTGCCATTATTATTAAATAAAGTAGTTGATACTATCTTAAATACTCCAGTTACTCCAGCAACTGGATTAACATCGGCAAATCTACTATCAATAACCAATAGATGACCAAAATTAGGAACATACATATCAATATTATTGACAGTATATACCCAATGTCCTGTATTATTTGGGTCTCTAAATAAATCTTTTATAAAAACATTGTTTTCAATACTAAAGTTTCTAAATAATATTTTCTTTTCTTGTAAAACAGCCATAGCTGAAACTAATTGGAATAATACGCTTCTCCAAACATCAGTTGGATGGAAACCAGTTGTAACTTGTTTAGAAATAATACCAGATTTTTCATAAGTTGGACTAGCCCATTCAATTAAATTAAATGTAGGTGCTTCAGTCAATGATATTAAACTAACTTTACTATCTAATGAAAGATCTAAATTTATTCCAGGATTGGATACTAATTGTGACTGAATAGCATTTGCCGCCTTACCTATTAATCTTCTTAAATCATCATTCTTAAATGTAAGGAATTTATTAATTTCTTTGTAATTATTTAAATTTCTTAAAATAATATCATATTCTACATGTGTTTTAATTACATCTTCTAATTCTTTATAATTAATCTTTGAAACTCTATCTAATTTATATAAAATCATACTAATAAAATTAGGACTAATTTTTTGTTGTAAGATAGTCTCTTTAATATATTTGTAATATGACATTTCTCTCCAGACATCAAAATAATGACAATCTAAATTTGGATCAATATTACAATTTAATGCACCATTACTTAACATATATATTCTAATATTCATACCCATTGATTGTTTTGCTATTTCTATATTTCTAGTATCAGTATTATATCTAATAGGATATGCGCCATTATAAAGAAGAAAATTAATTGGAATTGTTTTATATTTATTTCTTCCTAATGAATATGGGTTAAATTCTAATACTCTAATGTATTCTAAAATAGATTTAGGTCCTGCCTGAAGTGTCATATCTTCGCCATCGTGATGTTTAATCATAGAATTTCTTAATAAGTTCATTATTTGCATTCTTTCATATACATTATTCATAGTGTAAGCATTGGGTTCTCCTGGTAAAGAATCTTGATAAATTTTATTAAGTATTGTATGATTATGCCCTGGTGCACCTAAATTAATATTGTATATCTTTTGTAACGGTAATTCATTTGGTTTGCTGAGAGGAACACCATTAAAAGGAAAATAATTAGCCATATCTGGAACAAATGCTGGTGGGTAGGTAATTTGATTATCAATTGGAATAAATGCTGGATTAGCATATTTAGGATGAGTGTGAAGAGTACCTGGTGGAATATTTGGTACTGGTTGATACATCTTTTGTTCTGCAATAACTGGTGTTTCAGTAATATTCTTTTGATAATTGGGTGGTTTTGGTGAAAATGGTCTA